ACACTGGGCACCATTTGACAAAAAACATAAATAATGGTAGATAAACTTATTCTACCGAAATGAGAACGCATAAGTGTGGACATTGTGGAGAAACTGACCCATCTAAGTTTTATGGGCATAAGAAGAGTGTATGTGGACCTTGCCACAACAAATACACTCTTGCTTTGGGTCAAGAAAAAAGAAAGTTTCTCATAGAACAAATGGGAGGTAAATGCGTTTCTTGTGGGTTTGATAAATATCAGTCAGCATTACAAGCTCATCACTTGGACCCTGCTACAAAAGATAAAGCATTTGCCTCTATAAGGGGTTGGAGCAAGCAGAGAATACTTGACGAGATACAAGGATGTGTGCTATTATGTGCTTGTTGCCACGCAGCAGTCCACTCTGGTGAGTTGCAACTTCAACCGGATATCGCCTAACTTGGTCATGGCACCTGCTTTGGGAGCAGGAATAATCTTGGTTCAAATCCAAGTATCCGGACTTGGGAGTTTTCTCCTACAAATAAATACATCAACTACACGAATGGAAATTTACACAGTGGCTGAGTGGGAAGAAAAGTTTGACGAACTGTTTGAGAGAGTGGAGAACGGTGAAACGATAGGGATTGTAAATGAGGATGGAAAAGCAGCAGTGATGGTGCCTGCTAATGATGATTTGATAAAGATTTATACAGAACTCAACAACGAAGCATCTTAAGTTGTTATTGCTCCTTTAGCAATCTGGTGAATGCACCGAACTCATAATTCGGTTAAGGTGGGTTCGATCCCCTCAAGGAGCATTGGACAGAACTATTTCTGTCCTCTTGACTTTATAAGTCATACACCTTATAATAACAAGGTAAACAATCAAACAAATGACTCTCACTTCTAAGTTCAAAAAAGACCTCGATACTCTTCGTGGTGCTGCAAATGGGGACTTCTTCCTTGATGTAAAGAATCCGAAACTTTTCAAAAAGGTTCGACGCTATTATGAAAATAGTGGTGTTGTGTTCTCTGGTGATCCTGGTGACGATTATGAAATCATGATGGACTACCTTTATGCAGATCTTGAACAACCTGTAGAGGTTTCTTGATTAATAGTCACGGAGAGACTTAAAAAGCACTGGTCGGTGAAGGATCCCCTTCAATCCCGAAGTTTCTTACTTCTTTAAAAAGTAAGTGGTGGAGTCAATATGACCCTATTATGAGTTTACTGCCTCTCTCAAGGGCAGTTGGTGCGGATGGAGGTAACTCCCGCAGAGATTTAGTTATTACTCTTCAAAAATAACTTGGCGTGCATGTAAAGACCTTTTGAAGCAGAGTTGCATAAACTCTGCTTTTTTTGTATAATGGTAAAGTTATAGAATAGTTTATGAAAGTTGCTCTAATTACTGGTATTACGGGACAAGATGGTTCATACCTTGCAGAACTTCTCCTTGAAAAAGGTTATGAAGTTCATGGTATTGTTCGCCGTGCCTCATTGATTAATACTCATCGCATTGATCACATTTATGAACAAATTAATCTTCACTATGGAGATCTGACTGACTCTACAAGTCTTGTGAGAGTTATTCAGCAAGTTCAACCAGATGAGATTTATAATCTTGGTGCTCAGAGTCATGTGAAAGTTTCTTTCGAAATTCCCGAATATACTGGACAGGTTGATGCTCTAGGCACCCTGAGGGTGCTTGAGGCAGTCCGTTTGTTGGGCATGGAAGAAAAGGTTCGTATCTACCAAGCATCAACTTCTGAACTGTTTGGTCTTGTTCAAGAAATTCCTCAGAAAGAAACTACACCTTTCTATCCACGTTCTCCTTATGGATGTGCTAAAATTTATGGATATTGGATTACTAAGAATTATCGTGAAGCATATGGAATGTATGCTTGCACAGGTATTCTCTTCAACCATGAATCTTCTCGTCGTGGTGAAACATTTGTAACTCGTAAGATTACGATAGGTCTTAAAGCAATTTCTGAAGGAAAACAAAATGTTCTTTATCTTGGCAATTTAAATGCAAAAAGAGATTGGGGACATGCAAAAGATTTTGTAAGAGGAATGTGGATGATGCTCCAGCAAGATTCCCCAGAAGATTATGTGATTGCTACTGGTGAACAGTATTCAGTTCGTGAGTTTGTTGAGAAAGCAGCACCATACTTTGGATTTGACATTGAATGGTATGGTCAAGGTGAAGATGAAATTGGTATGGATAAGAATACCAAAAAAACAATCATTGCAGTCAATCCTAAATACTATCGTCCTGCGGAAGTAGAAACTCTATTGGGAGATTCTACAAAAGCAAGGAATGAACTAGGTTGGAAACCAGAAATTTCATTTGATGATTTGGTAAAGGAGATGTGTGAAAATGAACTTTGATAGTAAAATTTACGTTGCTGGAAATACTGGATTAGTAGGATCTGCTATTGTTAGAAATTTAAAATCTCAAGGATATCATAATATTGTTTCATCTCCGAGATCTCATTTTGATTTGAGAAAACAATATGATGTTGAAAGGTTTTTTAATCTAAACCAACCAGAATATGTTTTTCTAGCAGCAGCAAAAGTAGGTGGTATTGGGCACAATAAAAACTATCCAGCAGATTTTATTAGAGATAATTTAAACATTCAAACTAATATAATTGATTTTTCTTATAAGTATGGATGCAAAAAACTTTTATTTTTAGGATCTGCCTGCATTTATCCTAAACTTGCACCAGTTCCTATCAAAGAAGAATATCTTATGACGGGACAACTTGAAGAAACTAACATAGGATATTCTTTAGCAAAACTTGCTGGACATGTTATGTGTAAAAAATACACAGAGCAATATGGAATGTCTACTATTTCAGTAATGCCTAATAATTTGTATGGTATTAATGATAACTTTAATGTTGAGCAATGTCATGTTCTTCCCAGTTTTATTAATAAATTTTTAAATGCAAAAGAAAATGGACTTCAGGAAGTAGTTTGCTATGGAGATGGTTCTCCAACTAGAGAATTTATTTTTTCTGATGATCTAGCAGAAGCACTTATTTTCTTAATGAATACATATGACAATCCAGAGATTATTAACATTGGTCCTCACAGGGAAGTAAGTATTAAAGAACTTTCTGAAATAGTTGCTGATATTATTGGATATACTGGAAAAATTACTTGGGACACGTCAAAACCAAATGGCACACCTCGTAGGGCATTAGATACTTCTAAAATGGATGCACTTGGTTGGAAACCAAAAACATCTTTGGAAGAGGGATTAAAAATTACTATTGATTGGTTTCTTAAGAATAGGAGTACATATGAAAAATTATAATTGGCCATTGATGAAGAATACACTATCTTTTCTAGATAGGGTAAATCTTGCTAAATTTATCCTTACCTCAGATAAATTTACTCAGGGAAAAAAGGTTGAAGAGTTTGAAAGTGAATGGTCAAAATGGTTAGGATGTAAGCATTCTTTATTTGTGACTTCCGGAAGTACTGCAAATTTTTTATTAGTATCTGCAGTTATTGATAAGTACAATCTAAAGAAAGGAGATAAAGTTCTTTTACCATCCTGTACTTGGGTTACTAACATTAATCCTATTTTTCAACTTGGATTAACTCCTATTTTTTGTGATATTACTTTTGAAGATTATAGTTTTGATTTGGATAATCTAAAAAGAATCTCAGAAAAGCATCCAGATATTAAGATGGTTTTTGTGACGCATCTTTTGGGCATACCAGCAAATGTTGATTCTTATAAGAAGTATTTTCCAAATGCTATTTTTATAGATGATGTTTGTGAATCTCATGGATGCACAAACTTTGATGGAAGTAAAGTAGGTTCTGATAGTTTAGGGTCTACATTCAGTTTTTATTTTGGGCATCATATGTCCACTATTGAAGGAGGGATGGTTTCTACTAATGATAGTGATCTTTATGATCTTATGAAAATGAAGCGAACACATGGGCTTGCTAGAGCTTCAAATAAGTTTGATGAGTATGCCTCCAAAAATCCTGAAATTGAAAAAACATTTTTATTTGTTAGTGATGGGTATAACTTTAGAAATACTGAACTGAATGCAGTCTTGGGAATTAGACAACTCAAAAGATTAGATTCTTTTATTGATGTTCGTAAAAAATACTACAAGAAATTTGTAGAACTTCATAACTCTAACGAATGTTTTTATAAAATACAATTTAAAGAAGGAAATAGTTCTTTTTGTTTTCCATTTTTGTGCAAAAATAAAGACACTAAGTTTAAACTGCTAAAACTATTTGATAATTATGGTATAGAATATCGTCCTGTCGTCGGAGGAAATTTACTCAAACAACCATACATGAAAGGATATCAAGTTGAATGTGCAGGTAAAAATTTGAATGTAGATATTTTGCACGAGAATTGTGTATATATAGGTAACAATCAATTTATTACAAATAAAGAAATTAATCTAATTAAAAAAGTCATTGAGGAATTGAAATGAAAAATCTTGGAGAAACCATTGAAGAAATTATTTTTCAAACGGTAAATAAAGTTTTGTCTGAAAATAAAGTCCCCGAAGTAGAATATATTGCTACTGACAATCTTGGGGAAATTGTAGAGAAGTTGTCAATTCTTCATATCAGAACTTGGATGCTAGAAGATGCAATTCAAGAAGCTGAAACTGATGAAGAAATTGCAAATCTAAAAAGAAAAATTGATATTTGTTTTAAGTCTAAGAGACCAAAACTTGTTCAAGCAATTAATCTTTTAGTTGATGATGCTATTGCACAAAGTAAAGGACTTAGAGAAGATTCTGTAAAATTATATAAGGGTGTTTGATAAATGAAATCAATATGTTTTTTCTGCCATTTTCATAATGGTGATATCTATCATATCAAGGAATTCTTGATTGATATTTCTTCTCAGTTGAAAACAAAATATTATATTGCTCATGAAAACAGTCATTTATTGACACATGATATTGATATTGAGCACATTAGTATTTCTAAAATTCCTCTTCTGGCAGGAAAACATTACACCAAATTTATTGAGACAGAAGATTGTTTATATGTAAATGTTTGGATTGGAGGATACTTTTCTCCAGATAACGAATATAATATGGAATGTTCTTTGAGAGGATTCCATAGAATGTTCTCTTTGATTTGTAATGCCATAAACGATAGGTATGGCATTAGTTTAAAGTTAAAGGAACCAGAACATTACTTCCCATCCATAGACTATTCAAAATTTGATTGTAAGTCTATTGATGAG